GTACCTGTTCTTCCAAAGTTATCAATTCTACAGGTAGCGGTTACACCTTGACCAACAAGAGTAAGTTCTGTGATATATCCGATTTCTTTAATTTCATCATCGATAACGTCAATACTTGTATCGATGTCTTCACCTTCATACTGGAAGAGTTCACACTCTAATTTGTATGTGTAGTTTGTTCCAAGTTGGTAGAATGGTTGCTCATGTTCTACTCTTTTGATTTCAAATAATCTCTCACCAAGTGGAAAATAAACCAAGTCTCCCTCTCTTGGTCTGCTATCAATAAGCATCTGACTATCATCAACCTCTGCCATAAAAGGTTGGATAAATTCTTCAAATCTTTCTTTAGAAAGAGTCAAAGTAACTTCATTTTGAAGATTGATTCCAAACTTCGTCATGATGTCAGATCCAGGAGCGTATCCCTCAAAGTTTTCAAGGTACGCTTCAATAGCAAAGTTATCATCGAACTTGGAAGTCTCGATTTCTCTAATAATATTATCTTTGCCAAGAACTTTTCTAGGAATATAGTAAATCTCTATCCCATATGTCTTTAGATGTTCATTGATCAGATCTTGTAAAAGATACTGTTCGTTGGCAGAGCCTTGCAAAAAGAATGGATTAAGTGCCATTATCCGATAAGATCAAGGGGAGGAATTTCGTATTCTGAGAGCATTCTATTCTTGATGTCCAGAATTTCTCTTTCGGCATCGTCGTAGATTTCTCTACCATTAAGTTCAATACCACCAGGAAGTTTTGCTCCCTTGAACTTGATGAGGTTTTGACCCCACTGTCTCTTAATCAAAGCAGTTAGATATAACTTTACGAAAGAGTCATTGTATACGTTAGTAAAATCATCTGGATTAATAATTCTGTAACAATCTAACACAATATAATCACCAGATACTGCGCTTGCCCAGTCAATATCCATGTATAATCTATTTTGTCGCTTATTAAATCTGACTTGCTTATCTGTTGTTAATAAGAAATCAATATCTTCAAGATAACTCTTGGTCATTGCATATGAAAGAAGACCCTGATACCCAAGGTCAAATGCAATGTCATTCAAGAATAACTGATACTTGACACTAAACATTCCATTAGAAATGGAACTAGAGTCAAATTTAAATACTTTTTCGATTCCAATAATCGAATCTGGAACTTGAATATAGTTACCGTTTTCGTACCAAGTGAAATTAGTCGTTACACCAACAGCAGTCTCGCTTGAAATACCTGTTCCACCAGGACCAGCTCTTCCACGATCTTTGTCTTCTTCGGTAACTTGATACTTTAAGAAAGTTCTTACAACACCATCAAAATGCCTTTCGTGAAACAATTGAAGAGCGTCATCTACAGCATCATCAATCTGCTCATCAGCAACGTTGATTTCTAGAACAGGGGCACCAAGTTTTCTAAGACAATAATCAATGAGTGATTGTCTACTATTCGGTTTTGCCATTAGAAGGAGCCTCCGTCAAATACGTCTGTCCACACTGGAACACCAGATGCGTTAGTTGTGAGAAGATAATTAGAAGTTGTAATACCACTAGTTGTCGCACCACTGCTGACGATTAATCCGTCACCATCAAAGAATGCGATTCCATTGGGACCATTGTACTCACCAGAATCATAATAAATGCCATTACTTGCCGAAAGGAATCCGACAATGTTGACGTGAGTGCTGATGGCAACATTGCTGCCAATCTCAGAGTTTAGGGTCAGAGCACCCGTCTTGCTATTTATTGTGTTATTGCTAGCAGAACCAATCTCAATGTTAGCTGCTGTTGTAACACCAGAAATAGATAAATTATCAGTGCCAGTAGTACCAGTTATGTCAACACCATCAACAGTGGTTTCAAATGTCTTGATGTTGTCGTAGTAGAGTTCTACCGCTCCATCTGTGATGAATTTAGCTTTAGTTTCGGCACCATTTATATTGCCAATAATTACTTCACTATCACCAAAAATGCTTAGATTTCCAGGTCCAATATCTTGAATAACAGATCCAACTGCAGGATCTGAAGAATGATAAATCTGTAAGTCACTACTGTCACCAAAAGTTAATTTAAAATCATCCAGAAGTTCAACTGAATTTTGGAATGTAGAAGCAGCAGAAACAAGAACACCACCAGTAATCGTTACACCATGGGTGGTGGTTTCAAACTTCTCGACGTTATCGTAGTAGAGTTCTACTCCTCCGTTTTGCTTAAATTTAGCATAATTCTCATTAGCAGTTGCATTTCTAAGATGAATATTATTACCAGCAATTATAAAATTTCCACCTCCAGTTTCCTGAATAACAGAGTTATCATTACTAGAGTTATGGAATATTTGTAAGTCATTACCGTCACCAAATCTCAATCTATCATCGTCACCAAAATCTACGTTAGATTGGAACGTAGAAACACCAGAGAATGTAAAGTTGGTAGCAAATCCAGAACTGATGTTGATTGTATCAAACTCACCGAGAGGAGAATCGACTTGAGTAAGAGTAGCAATTCCACTGGCATTGATGTTTTCAACTAGAGTGTCACCGACAACATCCAGTCTAGCTCTTGGTGAGGCTGTTCCAATTCCAAGGTTTTGGTTGTTATCCAACCGCATTCCCTCAGTGCCATCAGTATTGAATCTGATAGTTCCGTCAGAACCAGAATCATCAAGAGCGATCGAAGTATCACCTCTTTGGAAAGCATCAATCTGAACGACCTGTGCCGTCAAGATACCAACAATATTCACATCACCGATAATATTAACCTCACCAGAACCAGCTGGGTTGATGTTTAGATCACCAGAAAGTGTCTCAATGTTATTTCCAGAAATCGTGACGTTTCCGAACTGACCACTAGTTGGTGTGATGACGCTGCTATTTGTACCATCAGTGATGGTCAAAGAAGAAAGTGCCTGAAGACTTGTTACCTGGTTGGTGAACGATACTGTTCCGTTTTCTTGGTCAACGAAGAATGCTTCACCAACTCTGAAGTCACCTTTGTGGTCAATACTGACATAGGAAACTTCACCGTTGTTCAGTTCTGTAACTTCGTTTGCCTGAACAGCAAGGTTAGGATCGTTGGAGAAATCTCCACCAGAACCAATAAAGTTGAAGTTGACTGCGAAGAATCTCAGAGTAACACCGTCACCATCAGCGACGACACCCTTCTGACCATACTCAAGAGCACAACCAACAGAACGCATGTCAGCACCAAACTGACTAAAGTCTGCCAATGTGAACTTGGTTGCAGTTCCGCTTCCACCACCAGCTTGAGTAATACGAATATCCTGATTAACAATGATATCGTCAGACGTAGTGGTTACACCAGCAGCACCATCAAAGTGCAGCAAGATTGATGTATCTCTATCACCTAAGAGTGCTGCAGCAGGAGCAGTGAAGTTTGATGTATACTTACTGACATCTTTTTCAACTCTGAACTCATCAATGTATCCCTTATAAGCACCTGTAGCACCGTCATATTCGGCACCAAGGACCATTGGCTTGGTGCTTCCATAGTCATTGCTGTCCGAGTAGGTAGAACCCTCTTGTGTGCCGTTAATGAATAGTTTTGTAGATGTAGACTCTCTGGCAAGAGCAATGTGATAATAAGTTCCAGTGCTCAGTCCAGTGTTACCAAGAATAGCAGTCGTAGCACCTACTTGTACACCGATACTAGCACCAACGGAAACGATGTTAAGAGCAGTATCAGATGCTGACCCATTTCTTAAGTCAAAGATTGTTTTCTTACCAGTGATTTCATCTGGTCTAATGAAGAACTCAACGGTGAAGTCATTCGCTCCGAAACCGAATCCACCAGCAGTCTCAGCACTAATAGAATCATTTGTACCGTCAAGATACAGAGATGCTGTCCCAAACTTAGGGAAGTTGGTGGAAAGTTGTGCATCACCATTGAAGGTAACTGCCTGAGCAGTTCTGTTTGGAAGAACTTCAAATCCCTCGCTCTTACCAGAGATTCTGAAATAAGTGGCATCGGCACTAGCAACAATACCAGTTGCCAGACCAGTTACACCGTCAGTATCAAAATAGGTAACGGTGTTTCCAACTCCAATAGTTACGGTCGAACCAGTTGCTCTCAGTCTTGTCTTACCATCAGAAGCGAGTCCAACAGTACCAGACGTGCCTTCAATACCAGTTGCGGCAAAGTAAGAGAAGCAGTTCAGGAACTCAACACGAGCTCCGTTTGTCATTTCAATACCCTTACTGTTTGGTACAATAAAAGTACACTCATTAAACAGGAAACCTGCCTCCAGAGAATCACTGGTTACTTCAGAACCATCAATATAAGCACCACCACCAGCGATGTAAGACGATGGTGGGGAGTCAGCAGAGTTGTAACCATATGGATCATCAGCAGTGGTGTTACTACCAAAGTTCAGAACGGTTACTCTCTGAACATATGGAGATCTCTGTGTAATACCAATTCCAGGAGCATACTTGAATGCATAACCTTGATTACCAGCAGTATCAAAATACTGACCACCAATGGTAAGGTCTTCAACAACAGTTCTGTTGTTCATCAAGAAACCATCTTTCTGCTGAGTAGCAGTGGTGGGCACAACTTTCGTAGCACGAAGACCAGCACCTTTAACTGTCAGTCCCTCTGGAACTGTCAGTGGGAATGTTTCCTCATAGACACCAGCTCCGACATTCAGAACATCATTTTCACCAATGTCACTGATATTTGCTAAAGCGTATCCAATTGTTCTCCAGGGTCTTTCTGCTCTGTTTCCTTCATTTGCATCACTTCCATTTTCGGCAACAAAATAAGTGCTACCAGGAGCAAACGACGTGGAGATGTTTGCTTCTTGAGGATTTTGCCAGATTAACTTACCACCAGAAATAGTCAGGATGGAGTTAGCGGCACCTACATTATTGTTGCTGTCATAGATAGCAGTATCAACTCTTACAATCTCACCAGTGACCGTTGTAGCACTGACAATACCGCTTCTGAAGGTGATTGCCGTTCCTACGGTCAGAGTGTCTGTAATCGTCGCATAAGTGCCTGTCAGAGACGTTACCAGACCAGTTGTAATCTTGGCATCAAGAGCATCAAGATTTTCTACATCCAGAGTTGGGATTGTAGAAATACCAGTTGTGATGAGGTTGGCAATGGTGCCAACACCAGTGATGTTAATATTTCTACCACTTACCTCATCATAAACAACATCTCCAGTAACATTCAGATTACCATCAACATAGACATCAGATCCAAATCTAGCATCACCAGTTACGGTAGAAGCACCAGATACTTGAATGTCAGTGACAATACCAGCAGTAATGTAAGCACTGGTGATCATACCAACGTTGATGTTGGCAGCAACTAGATCAGCAGTATTAGCATCAATCGTAGTAATTGTAGCAGCAGTACCGACAATATCAGTAATGATGCCAGCTGTGATCTTGACATCTCTTGCGTCAAGAGCTTCGATATCAACCGTGTTAATCGTCGCATAAGTACCAACCTGACTGGTGATAATACCAGAGGTGATTTTAACATCATTAAGATCAGCAGTTTCAGTATCAAAAGTGGTAATAGTGCCAAGACCACTATTGAAATTGGCAATAGTACCAACACCACTAATATTGAGATTACGACCTCTTACCTCATCATATACAATATCACCAGTAACATTTAAATCACCAAGAATATAAACATCGGATTCAAATCTAGCGTCACCAACTACAGTAGATGCACCAGATACTTGAATATCAGTGAAGATACCAGCTCTAAGTGTAAGATCTGTAGCAACAAGATTAGTTACATCAACGGTGGTGATGGTAGCAGCAGTACCGACGATATCGGTGATAATACCAGCAGTGATCTTGGCATTAAGGATATCACCTTCGTTAGCATCAATCGTCGTGATGGTAGCAGCAGTACCAACAATGTCTGTAATAATGCCAGCAGTAATATTGACATCTCTGGCATCTAGAGTCTCGATGTCTACAGTTGTGACTGTGGCATAGGTTCCAACCAGAGAGGTTACGAGACCTGCCGCAATATAAGCGTTGGGTACATCAAGATTTACACCAATAGACAAAGAATCGTTGATGGTGCCAACACCAGTTACAACAATCTGTCTTGCGGTGAATTCGTCAAAAGACAAATCACCTGTAATATCTACGTTTCCTTCAAATACTACATCATTTTTGAATGTAGAAATACCAGAAACCGACAGTCCACTTCCTACTTGGATTCTATCGATTAAAGCGTTCCCGTTTGCAGAGAGAACCTTTCTAGGTAGCAGAACACCTTCCTGAGTAAGATCATCAGGAAGTCTCTCCATGTAGTACTGACCACCTACAGGATAAGGTAGTGTGC